CTTTGCACACGCTGCGCTTGCGGCGAACCGTGCTTGCTGTTGCGGTGCGTCATAGATTCAGCGCTCCCTGCGTTGGCCGCACTTCATCGGTCTTTGGCTCTTCGAACAAACGCGGCTGCTTCCATGCTTGCTCGATGCGCTTGCAGGCGAGGTCAAAGTAGGGTTCGTGAATTTCAATGCCTGTGAACTTGCGCCCGAGGTTGATCGCTGCAACGCCGGTCGTGCCAGACCCCATGAAGGGGTCGAGAATGGTATCTGCTTTCGGCAGAAAGCCGATGCACCACTGCATGAGCTGCACGGGCTTCTGGGTCGGATGCTCTTTGCCGCCGTCAACTCCGACGGCGCGGTAACGAAACACGCGTGGCGCGAACTTTAGGTTCGTCCAGCAATATTCGACTTCGCCAAAGTTGAGGCCGTCGATTTGCTTGTCCCAAACGAGGTAACCTTTTGTGGGGGGTAACTCCAAGTGACAGCCGCCCCACCACATTTTGTATGTCGCGAGGCCGTGAAATTCGTGAAGCGCGCGTGCGTCAGGCGCAACGTCCCATGCCATCACCCCATCGTCTGTGTTGCCTCCGCTTCGGCGGGTCGCAGCCGAACCAGACTCCGCTAGAATGCCATACGGCGGGTCGCTGACAATCGCATCCACCGGGCGCGGATTGGCGCGCAGCACCGTGCGGCAATCACCCAAGTAGAGGGTCGCGTCACCTATGACTTCCTTGCGCGTCACTTTCCACAGTTCTCCGAAATTAAGTGCAATCGTTCTGCTTGGGCTGTTGGACGCGCTTCGCCGCACCAGTCGCTCGCTCGTGTGTGAGGCCAGAATGCTGAGGCTTCGCCCATAACGTCCTCTGGTGCGGATCGCGGCGCGTAACGGTGACAGGAGCCCACGTCTGTTTCGCCCTCGCTCAGGTATTCCCAGAAGCGGCATTGCTGGCAGGTGATTGGCTTCTGTCTCATGACGCCTCAGCCTCACGCCGATCCAACATTGCGCGCAGTTCAGGGATTGCATCAGCGGTCATCATGAAGTCGCGCTTCGGATGGTCCTGAAAGCGCACGAGCACCGTTACCTTTGCGCCAGCGACGAACAGCTGGGCGATCTCATCCATGTGCCACGCGACCTCAGACTGAACGTCGGCGAGGGTTCGTTGTTCGAGCGCCATATCCACATCTCTCCGAGATTAAACGCTATCGCTCTGGCCGGGAGATGCGCGCACGAACGTCGCCTCCGTCCCGTCTGCGTAAGTCAGCGTAAGTTCGTCGCGGCTCGCGCTTGTGATCGCACCATCAACACCCGCGACGTAATGTGAGTGTGCAAATGCGCGCTCCAGCGCGCAACGGATCGCGTGATCGCTGAGGTAGTCGCTCACTTTCTCGATGTAGCGATCCGGCTCACTGCCGCCGGTCTCGGGGTCAATCGTGAAGCTGCGCGACAAGCCGCCGAGCACCTCAATGTCGCCGATAGCCGCCGCAAGTTCATCTAACTTGTTGATGTCGGGGGCGTCTTGCTGTTGCGTCATGTGTAACCGTTGCTTCCGTCAGTTTGGGTCAGGCCATGCTCATGGCAGCACGTTGTCCTTCGGAAGCACGCCGTCCTTCGCGTGCTCGTGCATCACCATTTCAACGTCATCGACGATGCGGTTGATCGCGTCGGTCTCGTTGCTCTTCACGCGAAGCTTCTCTTGCTTCCAGAGGAGGGCGGCGAGCTTTTCGACTTCGCGCTTGGCGCGGAGGTATTGCGAGTTGAGTTCGTTCTGCGCGTTACGGCGCGCGCGATCGAGATCCTCGTCCTCGAAGCCCGTGTTGCTCGCGAGTCCCCGCGGCGCGCTCATGTAATCGGAGAGCCAGAGTTCACCCATTGGCTTGCTCCGAAGCGGGGAGGGGATGCCGCGGCAAGCCGTTGAGCATGTCGGAGCGCACGGCATAGGGCGCGCGGCGCATCGCGGGGATGAAACCGACTTGCGGGACTTCAACGAGCACAGCATAGCCGCGCTCGCGCCAATACGCTTCGATGCGCTGCTTCAGTCTGTGCGCGCCTTCCAGCGAGGATGCGTCGCGATCGTAATCCATCGCAGGCATGGGCTGGCTCAGCGGATCGTCGTCGAAATGGGATTGCTCAAGAGCGGCCACGGGCGCGCTCCTGCTTGGGTTGCTGGACGCGCTTGGCCGCGGCGATCAGCGCGCGCTTGGCGCCGGCGGCGTCCGGCCCTTTGCCTTCTGCGCGCTTCACCAGCTCAGCCGTAAGCGCTTCATCCGGCGCCTCAGGGACCGTGCATCTGCTCATGGTTTGCATCTCCAGATTTTCAGCGAGCGCTTTGGTGACATCGGCGACGTTGCGCGCTTGCGTGGCCCACAGGTCCCAGTCTTCACCTGCGCGCGCGGCGTCGGCGATCTGTAGGCAGTCGCGGAGTTGTTCGCGCTGCTTGGCGATCGTCTTTTCGAGCACGTTCGGCGTGATCTTGCGTGAAGCGTGCAAGGCTTGGCGCGTGCTCATCGGGGCGTCTGCGAGGCTCATTGCGCGACCCCTGAATTACCGCGCGCAGATGCGTCAGCCCGACCCCTCGATGGAGTATCCGGCACATCTGCGCGCTCCCCTGCGGCTGGAGTAGGCGCGCCGAGGGTGTCCTGTCCGAGTAGTTCGGCGCCGGCGTTTGAGAGCGTCGCCGGGTCGATCCCGAAATTGATGCGCAGCGCGTCAAAGGCGCGGCGCTTGAAGTCGATGAAGGCGGCTTCGTCCAAACGATCGAAAGCGATCGAGTCGGGAACGAGCTTCAATCCGCCGGACTGCGTGCTGACCGGCGTAACCAGGCCGCACTCCATCTTCAGAAGTTCGTGCAGCACGCGCGCGCTGGCTTTGTCCGTGGCTTTGGAGAACGCCTGAAGGCACGCCCAGTAGTGGCGAAGGTTTGGGTTGGAGCGCGAACGCTTAAGCGTGCAGAGGATGTCCCGGCCCATCGGGAAGCCCTCAAGCTCGATCTCCGCCAAGCCATCGGCGGGCGCGAGAACAAGACCGGAGCGACGGCGGAGGAGGGCTTCGGCCATCACGCGGCCTCGGCGTAGGCTTGGCGCAGCCGCTTCAGCGTGTCGTCGACTTCGCCGAGAAAGATTTCGACTTGGCGTTCAAGATCGATCCGGGCAACGTCGTTGTGCTTCGTGACCTTGGCAAGCTTGCCCTTGAGGCCGGGCAGCCGCGGATCGAAAGAAACGAAGTCGCACCACGCTCGACCGGAGCAGGCCATCTGCCACTGCATCTGCATCCGGTATTTCTCCGGAACGGACTCGCTCAGCAACGTCTCGATGTGCGTTGCCGTGTTCGGGCATTTGAACTCAACCAGTCCATCGGCGCCGACAAAGCCGTCAGGCGAGGCGCCAGCCCATTCGATCATTGGGTGCTTGATGAAAGCGGCCTCGCCGCATGAGGCGTCCGTGCGGAACTCATAAGCCGCGCGCGCGTGCGGCTCGGTATCGACGCCCCACTGCATGGCGCTATTCGAGAACGATGAAGCAGGGGTGCGCGTCAGCCGCTCAGCCACGAGCTCTGCAGCATAGTTGGCGCGGCTCGCGCCCCAACCCGTCTTTGTCTTGGCGATCACGTCAGATACGCGCGAGGCGGTGACGTGACCAATGCGCGCTGTCGCCCACGCAGGGTCGCTCTGCAGGATCATTGCGGCTTCTCCTGCTTCGGCGCGCCATCTTTCTTCTTCGCGGCGACCTTGGCTTGAAGCGCGGCTTTCGCGTTTTGGAATTGAGACTGGTGCAGATCAGGAAGCGCCTCGACCTTGAAGTAGGCGCAGAATTTCGCGATATCGGCGCCGCTCTTATCTTTGAGCGCCAGCAATTCTTTGAGTTGATCTTCGGTGATGGGCGCATCGCCGCCGGCGGCTTGGCCGTCGTCGTCGCCCTCAGCATCGGCAAGGCCGAGCGAGAGCTTCAAGGTATAGCGTTGAAGGTAGGTGAGGGTGGAGGCGATTGCCTGGATGGGGTTTTTGCTGCCCGTCGTGTCGGCGCCGCCGGAGAGCGTCGTTTCTTCGCTGTGTCCGTCGCGATGCGAAAGCACGCAGGTCACGCGGATTGTCGTGCCGTCTTGTTCGGAGCGATACCGATAGCTGAGACCGTACTCGGCCAGCACCGGGTTGACCGCCGCAGCAAAGGCGCCAAGGTCGGCGTATTTGGAATTGTGGCCCTTGCGGTTCTTGATGATGACAGGAATCTTCGCCTTCGCGTCAGCGACGGCGGCGTCAAACGCCTTGCGCGCCTTGCCTTTGTCGTAGCGCTCCTGAAGGTCCATCAGCTTTTCGACGACAGTCAGGTCGGCGCCGCGGTCCAGCGCGCGCGACAGAAGTTCAAACGGCGTCGTCGCCGCCGGCAGTACTTCGACAGGCGTTGCCTGAACGATCTCGTTTCCTGATGCGTCAGCCACGTGAAACAACCTCACCATTGAATTTCTTGGAACGCGTCTTGTCGAAGCCGCGTGAGCGCATTTGCGAGCCGCGCTCGTTTCTGCGGTCGTGCTGGGTGCGCTTCTCGGCGAGACGGCGTGTGTGATGAATGTCGCGAATATCACCGCCGACTGCGCGCCACATTTCGCTGTCGTTCCCGCCATATGTTTTGATGTCCGCGTGCGCTTCGCATAGGCCGCAGTCTGGCGGGCCGTCATTTCCGATGGCGACCATCGTCCAGTGCTCAAAGACGGCGATAGGGGCGTGGCAATTCTCTAGAAAGCATTCACCGTCTTGGCGCTGCGTGATTGCACGTTTTTCGGCGAGTGTCGGTGCGCGTCGGGTGGCTCTCATTTTCTCCCCCTGATCGACCGACAAACACTGGCCGTCGAAATGCCCAATCTCTTCGCGATAGTTTGGTAGTGTTCGCCAGAGGCCACAGCGGCGCGAATGAGCGTCTTGGTTTGCTCATCGATAAAGCGGCGCGCTGGAATCCCTTTGCGTGCTCGCTGACGGCGATAAATCAGCGGACGACAAAGTTTGCATTCTCGTCCGCCGT